CTCGGAGGATCGCCATAGTGGCTGTCCCAATCATTCGGAGTTTTTCCTATGAATAGTTCAGACCACACAACTGATAAAGGCCGGTACTACATGTATCTCGGGAAAGAACCCGCGATATTAGTATGTATCGTTACCGATATCACTTTGGGCTCTCCTGAGCAGTCAACTCAGGAGGCTATGTGCATCCTCAGGTCCCTGCCGTTGATAGAGAAACTGTGGACGTGCAATGATGAGACAGAGCGCGAATATTTCGACTCTCTGAATTATCTTGTTCGGACGCAGAATGTCTATCTCTGGACGGGGAGACGATGGTCGCCGGTTCGATCCGGCAGAGCCTCTTACTTCGTGCTGAGCCACTGGGCCGGCCGCTATCGCAATGAGCGAGAGCGTTTTCGGTCTAAGCGCAGTTGGCGGGCGTTTCTTCGTTCTTACGAGGATTTTCCCGTCCTTCCTGCTTCCGTTGGAAGTAGCCTGACGCAGTAAGTTACTCTTCTCTCTGTTCCATACCCTGGTTGGGCTATGGATCTTGTCAGATCAACACTGAGGCATAAATATGGGAGAAATAAGGACTCATCGTGGTGGTGTTACTTACGTTAAAGACGTGACCACCCTGGACGGTTCTTCTTCCGAAGTTTTAACATACTCCTATTTGGACTATGTAGAACTAGGATCGAACATTCCTGGATGGAAGCGTAATATAGCGAATAGTAGCAGCGCTACGACGTCTTTGTCTGGACTTCGGACGAATGTGGTTAAAGGGTCCTCTTTAGGGATCCTTAAGGCCAAAACCGTTCCGACTTTTCCAGTTCCTCTCCGTATTGATGTCAGGGTTGACGGCGATTGTTCGCCGATAGGCACCGATTTTGATGCCGTAGGTGACTTCTCTGACGTTGATTCCCGTGTTACGACTTCGTTCCTATCGAATTGCTATAACCAGCAACGTACGATGCCTGGCATCGTCGTAGCTGGTGAATTAGGCAAAACGATAAGTTCGATACGCGGCGCATCTGGAACTCTCTTTGGCCTTGTGAGTCAGTATCTTGCGTCCCTCAAAAAGGGGAAGCGTAAGAGACGTTCTCGCATTGACAAAGGGGCTTACTTACGCGACGCTTGGTTGGAGGCTAGCTACGGCTGGATTCCCCTACTGTCAGACATCCGATCAGCTGCTAAAGCTGCCGCTCGTCTAGCCAATTACGTCTCAAATACTGAGTTCGTAGTTGCCTCTGGCGACGACAGTGATAGTGCTATAATCGGGCCTGGCGGTGGGAGTGCTAGTCAGCTATCTTGGAAATATGTTGTCCGACAGACATCTAAACGATCTGTAAAGATGTACGGCCGGGTTCGCTCTAAATGCGACAATCCCGGTGTATTTTCTTCCCAGACCCTTGGATTCGATCCAAGGTCGTTTATTCCGTCTATTTGGAACCTTATTCCCTACTCCTTCCTTGTCGATTACTTTACCAATGTTGGTCAAGATCTTGAGGCGATATGCTTTAACTCTTCCGATATAGCTTGGGTCAATAAGACGTCTCGTCTGGAGCTCTCTCGGTATTCTACCGAGTTTGCTGTTCAGCCGCACTTCTTAAACCCTTCTATTTGGGATGTTACTGACTATCGCATGTCAAGCACGGGTACCAAGGTGACGAAGGTTTTGGTTAACCGAGAAGCGGTTTCCACGGACGAGCTTATACCGGTCTTCCGGTTTCGCTTGCCGTTTAATCCTCTTTTTAAGGCAGCAAATATTGCTGCGTTGGTTAGCCAGCACCGTCGTCTTGTTCCTTTCTGAAGACACACCAATAGGAGTCACGTCCATGACGTGGAGCCCTGATTCATCGATTACCGGTGGAGCGCAGACAAACCTGACATCGCCGACATATACTGTCGTCGACGATACGGCCCCTGCGATCAACGGCAAGCAGAAGGTTGTTACCGCCACTGGCGGTACGCAGACCGACGTTCGTACGCATACCACGAGCGACCCTTTTCGCTGGAACTTCACGAAGCCGCTGAGCCCGAAGGCTCTGCCGCCCGCGAATCCGGTGACTGGGATCGTCCCGAGTACGCCTAAGAACACCTACGGCTTGATTCTCCAAAAGGGAGTCAAGATTAACGCCGCTGGTCAGTTATCTGTCCTGAACATTCGACTGACTATCGATGTTCCGGCAGGTGCTGAATCGGCCGACCCGGCAAATATCCGGGCCGCGGTTTCCCTTCTTGTCGGTCTCCTCACTGAGGAGTCCGCCGATTTGGGTGATACGCTTGTTCTCGGCGTCCTTTAGACGCCGAGTATCAAAGCTAATCGGCAGAGCTTTTATTGGTCTACTGACGATCCTTTCGTTAGTCGCTTCGATCTATAGAGATCGTAACGGCTGTTCTAAATGATCGAAGGTATTCCTTAGCTCTCGTAGGACTGCTTACTGGAGATCGTATGGACCTTTGTTCTGCAATCACCACAAATCTACTTGACGATCTTCGTCCTCAGGTTGGATCTGATTGCCTTGATGCTATGCAACGAGGCTATCGTTTCTGGCCTGGGATGTCAATTGCAGAATCGGCGGCCGCTTCCCTGTGGCATGCTTCATTTAAGAAGTATGTCGGGAGGCGCACCGAAAATTCCGATTCTGCTGCTATTGACCTCTTTGTCAGCATGAATTTGCGCTGCAAAGAGTGGACGTTGAAGTGTAGGACCTCGTTAGATGAGGAACTCATTGGTGACCTTAAACGGTCGCTCGATGGGTTCTTCAATCCCGGGGGTTTCCCTCTTGTTGATTCGGTATACCAGGCGGTCCGAAAGGGTCGCCTGGGTCCCGGTGTCAATATCGGCGGAAGAAACGAGAGTTTCTATGCGAAACTCTTCGCTTCTCCGCTGACTTCAACTGATCGCTCATTGTACACTTGGTACAAACGATATACTGACTATTTCCCTATCTGGCGTGATGCGGAGCTTTTCCGTTCCCGTCATTATGGAGAAGTAGATATCGTAGCAGGTAGCCGAATTAGTCTTGTTCCGAAGAGCGATAAAATCTCCCGTTTGATATGTAGTGAACCCGGACTGAATATGTTCTTTCAGCTCGGTTTAGCTAATATCCTGGAAGCGAGGCTTCGTCAGTATTACCATATTGACTTAACTTCACAACCTGATGTAAACAGGAGACTCGCTTTAGAAGGATCAGTTACCGGTGATCTGGTCACTCTTGACCTCTCGTCGGCATCTGATACTATATCTCTCGGTTTATTTGAGTCTGTATTTCCTCGAGAATTTTCTCGAGTTGTACATAAGCTCCGATCACCGAGGGCTTACCTTCCTACTGGCGAGCTGCACGATCTTTTCATGGTTTCTACTATGGGTAACGGTTTTACGTTCCCCTTGCAGACCATTTTATTTTGTGCAGTTGTCGACTCCGCATTCCGATCCTATGGAATGCGTAGTAGTTACCGTTCGGACTGGTCGGTTTTTGGAGACGATATTATCGTCCCACAATTTATTGTGGGCCGTGTGTACCGCCTTCTCGAACTAATCGGTTCGATTGTTAATGTCGACAAGTCCTTCTCAGAAGGACCGTTCCGCGAATCGTGTGGTGTTGACTTCCATTCTGGGGTCAACGTTAGAGGGGTCTATATTAAGGACCTCTCGACACAGCAGAAACGCTACTCTGTAATAAACCAACTTAACTTGTTCTCTGAGAGAACAGGTCTCATGCTCGAGAAAACTGTCGGGTGTCTCTTGACTACTGTCAAGTGGCAACCTGTTCCGTTCCTCGAGAATGATGATTCCGGTATTCGAGTTCCAGCTTCATGTCTTAGGCATGGTGATGTTATGAGGTCTAAGCGGCTTGCCTCGTATGTATATACGAAGTCTGTCGCAGAACCTCTAGAATATCACTTTGCTTCTGGGCATGTCGCTGTTCCTCGCGGAAGTAAGTCGCTAATCTATAACCCTTCTGGTTATTTTATTAGTATATTACAGGGATCGGTTAACTCTGAGTCTGTCTCTATCAGGCATGATAGGGTCAGATATCGGAGGAGACGAGGGGTCCTAAACTTTTGGGATAGG